GCCTGGGTGTTCTTCCATATTCTGGTGGAGTAATTTTCTCCTGACCACTTACTATTTATCACCCGATCAATAGCTGCAGGTGATATAAGATTAAATCCAAAGTTTAGACCGGAGCGCTGCTGTATATCAAAAATGGATTGGTAATAGGCATCATTGGCAAGATCAGCGTAATGGCCGGTACTCTTTACTTTCTCCTGCTGGTAGACATTTTGTATTGTCAGATCCAGCTGGTTCTGTAACTGCTGCAGCCGTTCCAGTCTTGCCTGATAAGCCGGGCTTTCTAATTCCGCCAGGATCTCTGCTTTTGTTTTATCGCTACCGCCCGACTTTAAGGCTGCTTTTAATTCATCAATGGAAGTTTTATCCTTCATGGAGTTTAGCAGTCGGTAAGCTTCGTCTTCAGACAGTTTATGTTTCTTTTGGTACCGTTCAAATATCTCATCCAGTTCCAGGCTTATATACCGGGACCCTTTTAAGTATAGTTTCGATATCTCCTCAGCTGTCTTTTCCGCCTGCTCCATGTATCGAAACATTTCCCAGGCTTTTCGCTTTTCCCAGTAGGAAAGATTACTCATTTACAGCACCGGCCTTTTTCTTATCCTCTGGCGGATCCTCGTCCGGAGGAGTATTGCTGCCTATTCCGAAAATCTCTTTCTGCTGCTTTACGGATTCCTCGGTTTCTTTATCAACAGCTGCCAGTTCTTCCTCTACGTTATCAACAAATGGAACCTGTGAAAGAAGCGTTTTCTTACTGACCTTTCCCCATAGATTTGAAATGATCTGGCTGATCTCCAAGAGGTTTTTCGGCATGGCCCGTGTAAATGTTGGTGTAATTCCGGATATATCCACGTTTACTGCTTTGCTCTTTTGGAGCCAACCTGCAAAGAGCCGGATCCTCTTGCGTAGTCCTTTTTTGTAGTACCGGGTCTTTATCTTTGTGATGTTCTCCATACCAAGGAGCTTAAACTCCATGGCCACGCCTGACACATTTCCGCCAAAGCTTTCATCTGTCATACAGGGAATATGAGAAAACTTGTGGATATCCTGCTCAATCGCTTTCTTAAGGACCTCGACGCCATTCTCATCAAATGTCCTGGTTAAATACTCCGCCTTTGCATCCGCTGGCAGCTCCAGAAGTTTATCCCGTTTTACCCGGTCTTTAGCAGATTTCCCTTCTTCGTCCTTTGCTTCCGGATCTCCAAGCATTGCACCGTATATAGCCAGAATCGCATCAATAAACTGTTCCTTATCGGTGATACGGTCTGACATTAAAGCGTTATAGGCATCAATCAGCGGGATCTGAAGTTCAAAGTCACCGATCGCCAGTTTATTATTCAAGTACTCTACCACCGGGATCTCTTCAAAGTAATGAGGGGTAGGATCCTCCATGAGCGCCTGCGGTCCGGTGATATCGTCAATGTTAAGAACGTATTTGTAATGCTCCGTCAGTACCGTGGCAACAAATATCGTTCTCTTCTTGTCAGAATCGTCTTTCCTGGCATAATAGTAAACTGCGAAAAGCTCCTTTTGTTCTATGGTATCATCATATACCATGAAGGTATTTTCCGGAGACAGGCTTTTTATGGTAAGATCTGTCTCTCCCTCTTCCGGGTAGATATACTCATAAGTTCTGCCATACACAGAAAGATCCAGACCATTATCTCCATCCGCCTCATCAGCTCCCGCCTGCTCAAAAGCATCTGTCAAAGCTGCTATATCCCCTTTACTCTTGTAGGACACGGAATTTCCTATAAAGTAAGAGCTAGCTGTATCTGCGATATCCTTCGCATGATTACACACCAGCTTTGTTTTACGGTCTTCTGACAATATTTTATGCTGCCCCTCATAATACTTCACGAGCTTCCTGAGTCTGGCTGCTTCCCTACGGTGCTTTACAATCAGCGTGCGTATTGCCTGTTTATCCGGACTCAGTTCGTCCCAGGATTCCCTGGGCATTGTGTATATGTACGTGGTTATCACCTTCTTTCTGTTATTGGTTGAATTTTTCAAATTTTTCTTTCTATACTGTATTTACTAGCCATTTAACGGCTTAGTACATAAGAAAGGAGTGAGAATGTATGTTTATACAATCAACTATCTCTTGTGAGTGTGGCTGTATATTTGAATCCGAATTTCAGACCAGCAAATTTGATCATGCTCCCAAATGTCCTGCATGCGGAAAAGTAATGAACTCCGAATCCTGGAAACAGCTTCGTTCTATCATGTCCAGTATAAATGACTACAATACTGATATGATGAAATGGCATATGGATAGAGGAGAGCCATTAATGCAGGTTCCTGCTATTACTGTTAGGACCTTGAAGGCAGATTAAATTTATCTAAATGCAATTCTTCAAGTACATAACAGTAAGTATCAAAGGCGACACCGGGCGTTAAATCAATGTTATATTCCTCAAGCAGCTCTTTCATGGAATGCGCTAAAGGATCTAACTTTCCGTTTAATGCCTGGTTAAGTCGTTCTTTATCACGAATATGTTTTTCAACATTCATCTCTCTCACCTCCTTAATTAAATCCATAAGCAGACTTGCTCCGGATCTTAATCGTCTTGTTGTTAAGTATCGTATAGCAGAAGTATCTGACTGCATCCATAGCGTGATCGTGCTGCTTTATGGGCTTATCTTCTCCCCGATCAGCGGCCTTTGGATCCCAGATGTAGGAGGCAAACTCTTTGATCGTATTGATACAGGACTGACTGAATGCGATCTTTTCTGTATTCAGGAGCGTAGACACCAACCGGATCCCGTCCTCTACATCATTGTCCGCCTTCATGGTCTTGTATCCCCGGTTGTTAAGCTCCGTTATAAAGGAAGCTGCCGAAGGATCCACGATGATTGCCTTGACCGGCGTTCCCTCTAGCCATTTCTCCAGATCATCCGCATACTGGGAATCAGCTTTCTGCTTTCCCTTATCCCGACCGGAGTAGTAATACTCCCTGGTGCAGTACCATTTCTTGTCTATACCCTTGTTCCAGAGAAGAAATACCATTGCATTCTGGGTTCCGTAGTCAATGCTGACATAGCGACCACCATCTATCAGCAGCCGGGCAAAGTCCACTACTTTCTTAACATGCCGGTCCACATCGAACATGTCGTAAATGATTCCCTCTGCCATAGCCCATAAGCCCAGTATGTATCGCTTATAGAAAACTCCGCTGTACATGCTCCTGTATCTGACCTTGATCTGCTCGGACAGGCTTAAGTTGTCTTCCATGGTAAAATGGAGGACTATCAGATTCTTTTTCTTTGCTTCATCAATCCAGTTTGTTTTAAACCAGTGATACGGTCCGTCAGGGTTGCAGTTGAACCAGTACTTTGATCCATCAACGGAGCAACGGCCGGTTGCCTGATTGACAAATGATTCTGGCATCAGGGCAACTTCATCAAAGAACACACCGGCCAGGGTGATACCCTGAATGAGATCCTGGGATCGTTCGTCCTTTCCGCCAAATATGTAAAAGTAGTTCGTAACCTTTCCCCGGCTGATCTCCACCAGATTGTCAGATCTGTGATCTACCACACGATAGCCCCGGCTCTTAAGCATCAACTTTAACCAGAAGAGAACGTTTCTCCGGAAGGATCCTATTGTCTTACCACACATGGCGAAGTTCTGACCTTTAAACCGCTGCATAGCCCACATGATAAAGGATAATGACATACAGACTGTCTTTCCGGATCGAATCGCACCGTCAGCTATGATTCCGTCTTTATCCTTGACAGGTGAGGTATCGCACCACCATGTAAGAACCTTCTTTTGTTTTAAGGAAAACGGCTGAAACTTAAATACCTGCAGCTTAGTGGATAGGCTACATTTCTGCTTCAACTTTCCAATCCTGGCCTTCAATGCCTGCAGTCTTTCATTCATCAGCATCACCCCAGATCTCGGCAGCTCCGATATTCATGGCATCCATAAATCCATCGTCCTCAATATCCTGATCTGACGGATCCCGTTTCAATGCTTCCAGTTCAACCTTCATGATCTCCAGTTCCAGACGGGCATCATCGAAGCCGTAACGGTGCAGGGAATCAATGGCTTTCTGCTTACGGCCCTGCACCCTGGTGAGAGCGTCTTCCACCGCCTGGATCTGTCCCAGGGCTCCTGTATACTCTGTCAGATCCGTCCATTTATCCTTTTCGGTACCTGACTTATATTTAACAGCAGTCATGCCTGCAGCCTTTTTTTCTTCCTGATCGGCTTCTGCCTGCTTTATAGCCTCGATCCGTTTGAGCATTCGCCGTTCCCGGACTGTGAGAAGCTGGATCTCTTGCAGGAGGAGCTTTTCTTTATTAAGTTGGACCAAACTGATAAGCTTCTTCTCATCTTCTTCCAGGGCATCAAAAAAGAGAGTCTCAAACTCTCCCGTTTTAACTGCGTTCTTATTCTCTTTTGGGGCTCCGCCATCGTTGCCAACAGCATTCTTGTTTCCTATCGGCGGTCCCTTCCGATGCGAACGCTCGCTATTCTTATCCGAACGTTCGTTATCCCATTTATGAGTAGACTTCCAACGCCTGACAGTCCCCTCTGGGAGATTTAGTAGACTTGCAATCTCAACTAATTTCAATCCTTTTAGATATAAAACCTTTGCCTGTTTAATTCTTTCGTCTGGAGCTCTTGTCAAGCCTCACCACCTCACTTGTGTTGTTTTTTATAACAAAAAAGAGACGGGGTTGGTCGCCTCTGTGGGATTCTATTACCCTAAAATCACCAGCAATAAGAGCCACAACCAATTTACAGAATACTTTACTGTCATGTACGCTACAAGAAACACAATTGCTGTTTGACATAAACATTTCATATGTATCACCTTTCAATAAAAAACAAGAAGCGCTTCTTAGGCACTCCTTGTTTTAGTAACTAATCAATAGAAACTTCAAACCCTTGGCTTTCATAATATTTCTTTAGGTACTCGAGAAAAACGTCTAATTCATTTTTGGAAACTAATTCTGATAGAACCATTCCTGGTTTTGTTAACGAAACATATCCGATTGGAAACTCTTTTCTTAACTTCTGTATTTTTATAATATGTTTATGATACTTGTATCCTATAGTATATTTTTCGATTTCTGGCTCTTCTAGAATAAGTCTATTATCTATTGCATTTACTTTTATCAATCCTAGTGCTTGTAAATCATTTAACCTTTCATAAGATAATCCAACTTTTTCTAAAACAACATCTTCATCGAAATTTCCTGATCCAATTATAACATTTCTTCCCCCTAAGCTACCATCGCCGTTAATTCTGTCGACCATAAAAGAACAAACATTTTGAAAATTAATCGCATCAGATTTGCTAATAATGCTCAAAATATGTATTAATTGCTTCGGTACAGAACCTTTTGAATTACATTCTCCTGCTAAAATTTTCCCCCAAAGTGTTTTAATATCAGATTGATTAATGTTTTTAGCATGCTCATAAAAATATGAAAGCCAATCCTCATCTAACTTTTCCGGCTTTGAACTTTCGTTCATGTAGTTAATTGCTATATTTACAATGTCATTTGTATTGCAATACTCTTTCAACGTTTTTCTTGCTTGAGTTATTAAAGCTGCCTTCATTAATGCAGGCATATCTTCTTTCTCTTCAAGTTCTCTTATATAAAAACTTATGGCCTGTTCTTGGTCTGCTCTTTTACCCTTAGGCGTTACCGCCCAACCTGCTACCTTTTCCATTTTCTCCATAAACGTAACTAAAACACTTGATAATGCTTCCATAGCTTCCTTATCGATCTTTATCAACGGTTCCATATGTTAACCCCCTTTTTCTTCCACTATACAACATTTTGCATTAAAAGAAAACACCCATCGACCGACAATCTTCGACAGGCGTTTTCAAAAAGGAGAATAACAGGAATCAATCGGAACACCCGGAGTCGGACCGGGATCTCCCTCTGGGGGAAAGGGAGCTGCCATCATGTATTCCGCACCCCAGTATTGATGCGTTCAATACATCGAATCATAAACGTGCTTTCTATCCGATTTGAAAAGCCATGAAGAAAGCATAAGAACGTCGGCTTTAATCAGTCACCGGGCTATTACACCCGGCAACCGTAGGGAGGATTACTGTTTTGTGTATTCAAGAATGACGTAGGCTGTGCACCCCGAATAATTGCCTTTATTGTTTAAGAAATGATAATCAATAGTTTTCTTGTCCATATTGTAAGCCATGTTTATTGCACCAAACAATCCATCTGTACGATTATTTGAAAACTGCAGAGTTGTTTGAACGGTATTTTGATTCCCAATCATATTTCCATATAAATTGATCATCTTTTCAATATTGAGTTCAGAAACGTCTGCAAAAACAATTGAATTTCCGCTTTCGGTAGCAAGTGTCCCAGTAATTACCTTACGGTAAATCGCCTTGCCGTCCACCCAGGTACCAATCTCAACCTCATCAAAGGAATAAACTTCCTTAGAATTTCCATCACATTCTGCAAGCTGAATGCAATATTTTTTGTCTGTCATAAATAAGTCCTCCTCTGTCCTTTTTCCAATTTTATCTAATCTTGGATAATATTAGAATACCATATTGACATGTCCCGTGAGTCCCCCTCTTTTTAAAATTATTTTTTCTGACTCAGTAGCCAGTAAAACTTCCGTCTTCGATCATAGTACATCTTTCTTTCACATGGAATTTCCATAATCATTTTCAAATACCGAAAAGTTACATCCTCCTCTGTCACTGCCTTAAGTATGTACTGGTAAATATCCGCATCAGCTTCTATAGCCGTCTGTTCTATCAACCGGCAATTCTGCTCCAACATAGCCCTTCTCATTGCCAGTTGCTGAGTAGCGTCACCCGTGTTTCGACTGGTAGGCATGTCAGTAATCTCCATGGCCCCTACCGTATCTGTTTTATATTTAAGCTCGTCTTTCCATTCACCATACTGCAAGCACCAGTAATACAGTTCCCAGAAGCGGTTTTTACTGATCCCGTACTTGCTGTGGTTTAATGGCCTTACATTTCCCAAACTGTCACCCCCTTGATGTCTTTTTCTGATAATACGTCCCAACTGCAAACAATCTCCCGTGATCCTTACAACTGCAGCTTGTCCGCTTCGAATCAGAAGGATAAGTCTTTCCGCAGTAAGGACACTTCTTCCGGACGTTACTAAACTTTGTCTTTTCCATCCTCTTCCACCTCCACCGATACAATTCTCACTCGCTCCTGGGGAACGTCTATGTATTCGCCACTGTTAAGCAGGATCCCGATCAGACCGTCATTACTACCGATCATGGTTCCAAACTTCCTACCAGGATAAACTTGGACAGTGACTTTCTGTTTATCTAAAAGCTTCATGCTGCACCTTCTTCCTCCGTAATTCCGCAAAAGCTGGGCCTGTCCTGCGCTTCGGATCCGGGCATGAGCTTGTGTATGCATAGGGTAGATTTGTTGCGCTGAAACTCATAACCGGCGGCGCCTTTATAGCTTCATCCGCCTCGGCCTGTATGCGGCTGTTCACGCTGGCTCTATCTGCTCTACAGTCTTTTGATGATTTTCTCAATATATCCCTCCCATTGAAAAATTCAGTTTTCCCAATCAACTATGGTTCTCTCCAGTTTTACGATCCGAACGGAATTAACACACATAAGCAATTCTCTGATGCTGTAAAACTCTGCATCTAATGATTGACCAAAATCATCGTAAAATGTTACAGTAACGCCACCGTCTTCACTTTCCTTGAATCCCTGCTCCTCATTTTCAGCCCACTCTTCAAAAACTTCTTCGAGACTTTCCAGTTGGTCTGCAAGGCAGTAGGTGTGTGGTCCTTCGGTCTTAATGCTTTCTGTTATGTATCTTTTATAATCATCATCAGCCACCAGGAGAATCTCAAAAGTATATTCAAACTTTACATTGCAGCAATCATCTAAGTTTCGATCCATGACCGTAGGCATGTTGGAAGTGTGACCCACTACCCGCCGCATTAAATAATATTCTTCGCAGCTATATTCAGCAAACGTCTTTCTATTTATCAAATTTCTATGTTTTGATTTTAATAATCCCTGATTCCTCAAAGTATTGAACCATTCATTATCATTGTCTTCTTTGAAAAATGACTCTATCTTTCCATCGTCATAAATTCTTCCCACGACATCACCCAGGGAATGACCATACCATTCCTTTTTTGTTCCGATTGTTCCGATTTTGCTTACCGGTATGTTTTCCGGTATCTCATCTAATAGCTCTACAGTGTAATTATATTCTCCCATTTCCGTTCCTCCTTAAAATCCTAATTTACCCGACTAAACCGTTCTGTTAAATGCCACTTCCAGTCTGCCACTTTGTTCTCATGCTTCGTCCGTTCTATTGTCAGCTCTTTCAGTAAATGCGCACACTGGGTTTTCTCAAAATCATTTATTTTATCGTACTGATTCAGAATAAGGTTTGTATATTGATCCATCTGGCAATTGGCGCACACCTCTTCCAGATCTTCCTTTCGTTCAATCTCCCATGGAAACCTGCAGAGGTGATCACATATATGCTCCATCATCGGAGTGACTATCTTTAACATTTCATTCTGTTCTGCCATCACTCATACTCCTCTTTCCACTCAAGCGGTTCACCACACTCTTGGCAAAAGCTTTGACCGAGTTCAATATCTTCATTTCCGCACTCAGGGCATTCATATCCGCTAATTTTATTATCCATTTTTATGTCAGCCATCTTGGTCTCCTATTCTTTCGGCATCCGGAATTCATCTTTTCCATTCGATCTGAGAGAATAAATCTCAGCCATGACTTCCGCTGCTCTCTTCATGCTTTCATATTGCCCAAGTTCCTCACGCTTTCTACGGTCAGAGTCAGGCGTACATTTTACTACGGTCGCACAAAACTCCACTTCATGGGTAAAGTGTTCGTTGCCCTGCTGATCTATAATTTTCATGGATTTTCTCCTTTCACAAACTCTTCACAGAACTATCAAATTCCCATCACAATTCCCCGGTATATTAATACTTGTAAAGAGGCAAATAACCTTTTATATAAATACTTTTTTTTCATAACAGCCGGTAGGATCCGCCAATCTTACCGGCTAACTCCTGTTTTTATGGCAAGTACTCTTGAAAGTCATAGATTGACATCTGTACTGCTGGATAATCTTCCCAGGCTACCCCGATATAATCAAGGACCCGCCCCCAGCCATACTTTTCACCGGTGATTTCATCAACGCAGCACTCATACATCCAAAAATGCCATGCTTTGGGGTTATCTTCCCTCAACCGATCAAACCGGTGAGGTCTTTTTTCAAGATGGATTCCAAAACCGCATATATCACACCCAGTTCTCTGGGCCTTAGTTGTATATAAGGTTCCATCAGACTTTCTTCGAATCTCTCCATAAGCTCCCGGAACTGGGACTTTTAGATCAAGTGCCAACTGTAAAATATCCTGACGCATAAATGGTGCAAATGGTGCCGATCGAGTGACCTCTTTCCCGTAATAATTGCAGCCATTTTTCATAAGCGCAAATTCTCTTTGTCCACCTTCCGAAGCCATCAAACCAAGGAATGGGAAACTGTTATGCTCTTTCGCCCACCGGTCACAGGGATCTTCTTTCATGTGCTTACAGCACTCTGCCGATACTCTGAAATCGGCACACTTGCAGCACAGATCAGGTCGATGTTCCTGATAATTACCTCCAAATAACTTAATCCACTTATCCGGAAGTTTGATTTTCTTAGAGTGCTGCCATTTGCCTTGTTCTCCCATATCCCCTGTCATGATTGCATGAATAAAAGTTTGCTTTTCACTATCCTTAATCTGCAACAAGTTTATTTTGTGAGCCTTGGCTTTGCTAATAACTGGAAAACCAAGCTCTTGCAGCACCTTGTGTTTTGCCATATCCGGATAGATCGGTCTTACTCCTATCTCCTTATGTATCTTTCTAATGCTGGAATGCTCAACCGCAGTAACTCCAATTGCAGGAACATCTAAGCCAATTGAATCAAGAAAGTATTTAAGAGTAATGCTGTCCAGACCACCTACTGAGACATGTACATTCAAACCACGATCATTTACGATCTCATCATAGAATTCCTTTGCCCTTTGTTCCGCCCGTCTCACTTTTACCTCATAAGGCAGGCGCTGCATTGCAACAAATTTTTTAATATAATCTTTCTGCTCTGACATTTCATAAAAGGACCCGCTATAGCATTACTCCGGCCGGAGGTCGGCTCCTTTCAGCTTTTTTCTTTTCTTCGCATCCTCTGTCCCAATTCCCCTATCATTTCAGCCACCACCTGTTCCATGAAGGGATACTTCTTCATAAGCACCACTGCCCATGTATTCATCCGCTCCCATTCGTCAGAATGTTTTGGAAGAACCTTTCCACGGTAATTGAGCCAGAACTTGTTATAAACCTCCTCAAAACCTTTCTGTACGTCCTGATCTGTCATAGGCTTTCCACCTTCACATAAATACCCGGAAGATCTGACCAGAACTTTTCAGTTATCTCAGACGCCACCTGCGCATCATCTTTCCAGAAGTGCAGCTCCGTCATTACGTCTTTAAGGAGCTTGACCAGATTATCCGTATCTGGCTTACTGGTTTTGTACTCCCCGTTCTTATGTTTGCCAGTAGTGAGGAAGCACCACTTTGTCACTAACCTCACTGGACCAATATACCTCTCTTTCGGTACATGCTGCCCTAAGTGAGCCAACAGCTTCGCCCTGGCTGCCTTTAATTCTTCTGGCTCATAAAAGACCGGTTTCCCATTCACCACATGAACCTGCTTCTCCTGGTGCGTCACAGTGGGAACCTTTTTCATTGACATAAAGAATTCAGTCTCCATGAAGTACCTCGCTCTCATATTTTTTATGAGCCGCGTTAAATGCTCCCACTAGCCGTGAATCAGCGTTCTTCTTTTTTAGGTATCTTCTGACAGTTTTTTTCTTCTTGGCTCTCTTGGGAGAATCAGCATTGCTTTCAAAAAGTAATACTAACTTTTGAAATTGATTATTTTCTTTGCCATATCTTTTTGACAACCATTTGTAAAACGTCACTACATCACGGCCCCTCTTTGTTATTTTTTTATCATATCCTTATTTTTACTGTTTTGAAATCCGCCCTGTCATGGGAAGGGGAAGGGAGGGGACGGGTGTCAACTTAGACCCGTCCTTTCCTACCCCATGACCACGTGTAACGGGGGAAAATGTTATATTATAATATAGAGTCTTCCCCGCACTCCGGGGATTCCTGATTTTAAGACTTCCCCGCATTTATACCACTCCGACGGGGAGGACTGTTTTTAAGTGTTCCCCGTCATTTACTACCTGACGGGGATTCCTTGTCATTCAGGCTCTCCCGTACCTTTGTTATCATCATTTTTCAGTATAAAACCATCTTCAATTATGTAACCACCATGCTCTTTTACCCGATCCCGGATCGTTCTATCCGACACACCAAGGTACTCCGCCACATCATTTACAGTCGGCTTCTCTCCAAAATTGCTGCTTTCGATTGCCTCTTCCAGAGCTGTTTTTCGATCCGCTTTTCGGCTTTTGGCATTCTTTTTATTCTTAGCGCTGCCTCGTTGCCAGGGCGCCTGCTCTGCTTCTGGCTGAATATCTCCCAGTACTCCAGACTGATCCACTACATGAATCGGATAATTAAACCAGAGATTTTGCGGTTCGAATTTAGAAAACTCTCGCAAGGTTCCTTCAATTCTCCATGCCGTCATTGCCTTTACTTTTGCTTTTGCAGCCTCGATATTACGCTCCAGGGCTATCATCTGCCACTTGTCCAGCTTCTCTTTGCAGTAATTAAGCATCTGGAAGCTACTGCATAAATCGTCCAAAGAGAGATCATCTTCCCATTTAAAATGTGCATCAAGGTACTGCTTGCAGGCTTCACACACTGCTTTATTTTCCTGCTGTTTCATTAACTCCTCGGTTGTTTCAAGCTCTATTAAATCAATGAGCGCATCGGGATCCCTGGCAAATACTCCCGATCCACTGGCACGGTCCATGGACTTCTTTCCGCCCTGGCTTCCCTTACTGTGATGATGGCAGTAAATCACTGCCACACCCAGCTCCGTACACACCTTATCAAACTGATTACAGAAATTAGACATTTGATCCGCGCTATTTTCGTCACCGGTAATAACCTTATAGATCGGGTCAATGACAATGGCTATGTAATTCTTTTTCGCCGCCCTGCGGATCAGCATAGGCGCCAGCTTGTCCATAGGACGGGACTTTCCTCTTAGGTTCCAGATATCTATATTTTTAAGATTGTTTGGCTGCCACCCAAGAGCCTGATACACGTCCTTAAAACGGTGGAGACAGCTGGCCCGGTCAAGCTCTAAGTTTACATACATGATCTTACCCTGTGTACAATCCCAGTTAAGCCACTTTCTCCCCTCAGCTATGGCAATGCACATTTCTATCTGAAGAAAGGACTTTCCAGCTTT